ATAGCCATCCAAGATCATACATAGCATTGTGCATAATATAATCGCGTTCAATAGAGCATACATCAGCCAGCCAGCGGAGGGTTTGCTTTGCATCTAAGTTACTGCCGTTTTCATGCCTGATTGGGAAATACCAAGAAGCACCATCTACAGCTACAGCGACGCCAATTACATAACCATCATTGCGAGGCCAGCCACTACCCCGAGAAGTAAGGTTAGGGTCACAAGTTTCTAAATCAATAGATACTTCCCTAGCCTCTGCTAAGTTAGGATAGCCATCAGGCATAACCCACTCAGTCGGAGGTGTGAATAGAGGAAACTGCATCGTTTACTTTTACTTTCATAGGTTGGTTGCATTTAGAGCAGTGAGGCCATTTGTTTTTGAGTTTACGAAAAGTCATTACTTTCTTTTCCCTACCACACTCACACTCGGCTAATACTTCTCTATCCAGCTTTTCGTTTACCATTACCTCGCATTCGCACTTCTGCTTCTACAAGAAATAAATACCGACGTAAGTCACGGATATCATCAAGGATACCTTCCTCACGCATATCATCAAAGGCAGCTTCAAATACATCATAATTATATTCTGTAACTTGTTTTTCAAGCCTATCCCATTTACGAGCCAGCATCATAAAAGCACCTACACCGCCACGCTGCTTCCAGCTATCACCGTAAGACTGCTCTGAATTATGCAACCCTTCTACATCTTGATTAGCTAACCCAACGATATTATTAACAATAGGGCTATAATCATCAGGGGTAATATCACCGTTTTTTGCCATATTTGTATACTCCTCCCAATCTAATTCCTGCATACACCTTTTCATGTATTGTTCGTGGCTTTCTCTTGCCATTTATCTCTCCTACGTTCTAACCATTCCCAAGTAGCTAAATGCCAATCATCGGGTTTTATATTTGCACAATGGTCAAAAGCTAAAGCTAATTCTTTAGCTTTCCATGCTTGCCATACTCGGTGCATAGGTTGTGCCAAATCAGAGAAACAGGAGTTTTTATATGGTCTTGGCCTTTCAGCATCTTCTATAAACCAACCAAGCTCTTCATCAAATGATTCTATATTATTTACAAGAGCATCTGGCCTAATCATACGCACATTGTATGATTCATAATCAGGGTTCATACCTTCTAGCTTTTTTAATACTTCAGTATAAGCATGAAGGTTATTACTAAACTGTGTATAGATACCAACACTCGCGCCAATGCGTGAGGCTATGTACTCTTGAAGAATGGACATGTGGACAGCATTAGCTCCCAATGCACCCCAGATCATATCATTACTACGGTTGCATACAGTCATATCCAATACATTGTCACGCACACTAAAATAGATATGAGTATTACAGGGGTGGTCTTTACAGCTATTAGCCATCCGTAAATCACCTTCAGCATCCCACATTGCTAGAACTGCTCGTCTATCATTTGTATGTGTCATCAATCGGTGAGTAATCACATCAAGCTGATCACGATGAAAATAATTGCGCCAACGGTATCCGTATGCTCCCTGCAATATTTTACCATCATCACTATACTCACCCATCCGTGCATTATAGCGTTGTATCCATTGCAGATCATTACGCCCTGCTAACATCCACAGGCTTTCCATAAAGTGAAATATCGGGTTTGCATCACGCTCGGGGTAAAACAGTACACGCTCGCGTGGGTTATTGTAGACAATAGCGCATGGTTCACGGAACTCAATTGCTTTACCATTACGAGTTTCTACTTCCACACCATCAGCTTCTAATGCTTGCTTTACAACAAACAATGCTTCACTAACATTTCCTACGGTGAAAGTATGCACCCCTCGCATGGGTGCTTTGCCATATAATGCCATATTTAACCGCCTTTCTATGGGGTTTTAAAGCCGCTACAGCGGCCTGATTTAATTTGCCCTACCCTACTACTAAAAGCAACCCTCTAGCTGTCTGAGTAGCCTGTAATAAAGTCAAAATGTTTCTTAACTCTTTTAGTATAAGTGCCTCCTTTTAACGCCTCCTTGATTGCAAGCGTTGTTTCCTCAGTAGGCTCGGGTAATGCCTTGCGTCCCATGCGGTCAGGTAACAATCCATTACGCAGAGTGGTATTGTCACAACCGTTACAAGGACCGAAATCACGTTGCCCATGATACAATTTTGTTCTCGCTGCATGAAATGCTTCCCCCTGCCATATTTCTTCCATTGGTGTATCAACTACATTGCCACACTTATACCATCCAACCCAATCATTACAGCAAACAGCGACATTACCATCCCAGCGTATAGACATTTCACGGAAAGGTTTTGCACAGCGTTTACCATCTTGTTCATGGTTTAAATGGAAAGCGTTACCAGCGTGGTTACTGACTTGGGCATGGGTTCCGCTTGTAGCGAGCGTAAGATCCATTCCAACAACGATAATATGTTCTGTAACTTTTCGTCGTTGGTGAGGGTTTGCGTTACGTTCTGCAGGGTATTCGTATACAGGGTATGGACCATTATATCTCTCCTTTATCTTATCCACTATTTTGATACGATCATAATTATCAAGAAACAAAACATTAAGCCCTGCTTCCATCAGCTGGTTGACACTTTTTTGAGTGTCGCGTAAAAGACCACCGCCATTGCTTGTCATCATAAGAGAAGTTTTTGGCAACTCCTGACGGAACAGTCTAATCATATCTATAAAGAAAGGGTGCATAGTCGGCTCACCGTGCATGGCAAACTCTAGCCGTGGGTTCCATCCTGCTTCTTTTATACGGTCACAAATGGATCTAGCTCTTTCTATTGTTAAATATCTGTAGGGAGCAGAGGCTTTACCGTGTATGTTTTGTGGACCATCTGCTTCATTTTCACGTATGGACTGTATGCCGCAAAAAGAGCAAGCAAGGTTACACCCCTCTGTTAATTCTATCTGAATAGAGTTGGGTGGGTCTTGGTGATAGTTAGATTGCACCGCCATCTTTAGCTGCCTTTCTCCATTGAACACGAACATCCCAACGTGTTTTCATACCTTCCCATCCTGTTTTAGTTTCTTTCTGCACTGCTTTTACATACAGTGGAAACTCTTCAGCTAATGCCCTACTTGCTTTTTCTTGTAACTCTGCATTGCGGTATGAACTACAACCACCAGCCGCACCAGAAGCACCACGTTGATCCCATGTCCAATCTACAATCACAGCATTACGATGCCCTAGCTGAAACAGTTTAAGAGTAACGTAATAATCTTCCATTAAGTCCATAGTATCATAGCGTATGCCTAACCCATGAATAATTTCAGGACGTATAGCATGAACAGCATTTTGTCGCATACCGTACTTGACTGTATCGGGAAAGTGCTTATCATTCATTTGCCGTGGGCTGAGACCAACATGGGTATGGTTCATTAACAACCACTCCATACGCTCCCACAATTCGTGCATTTCTTCTTGGGTTGTTTTTCTTAAGTTGGGAGCCATCCCATGTATACGGCGACCAAATATAAGATCGTCATCCAAAACAATAATTTTATCATGCCCTGCCTCCAAAGCGTGTTCTAATATGAACTGCCTAACATTATTGATTCCTGTTATCTCGCCACGATTTATACAATCACGACCTTGTTTAATGTGCCAGTTTACCTCCTCCTGTGGGCATACTAGAGCAGCATACTCTCTGGCTTCCGGACCAATACTATCCCAAGTAATTTGGTTATTCATCCTGCCCCTAGTTGGAATATATATTGGTATCATATCTCATCCTCATCGAATCTTATTTGGCCTTCCAATACTGCGGCCTCTAACTCTTCATCGGTTAAATGTTCTAACTCAAACATCGTTGGTTTTTTCCTTGGTTTTAATTTTCTTTTCTTTGGTTTCACCAACTTCAGTTGAGGCGGCTCTTTCAGCTTTTGCGGCTGCAATACTTCCAATGTCCGATAGCTGTACTTGCATTTCTGACAGATCCTCTTCCTCCGTATCGTGCTTTCGTAGGATCGACTGTCTACGACGGAAGATCTGCCATTGCATTTTGGACACAACATATTTACGCCACCTCCCCATTGACAGCCTCCAGCATTGAACCTTGTAATCCATTATACTTACTGCGAGGAGTGCCTTGACCAAGACGTACACGCTCATACTTATCCCACTCGCAAAGGCTGTGTTCAATACAACGCATATCCACAGCCAGAGTCGGGATGTGATCGCCAAGATAACGGTGCGAATCTTCGAGTAAATCGTGCATCTCCCTATTGCTTTGATAAGCACCTAACGCTTTTGTAAGAGGTCTATCATGGATTCTATTGAGGCCTCGTTTTGCTCCTGGACCTGCGTTTGCCCAACTAAAACGGTCTTTTGCCTTGTCCAATACAGGTGTGTAGTTGAGGTCGGTAACCACCTCGTATGACATAAAACCTCCTCCTCCCCACCCTTTATACTTAGCCATCGCTTCATGTACCGCTTGGAGCGACTGCGTTTCGGCGGCAATCTGCGCCAACGCTTCTTTGTTCTCCCATATTGGCGAAAGGAAATGGTCAACTACTACCTCTGATTTTGGTGCTTTGAGTCCTTGGTTAGTGATTATATAAGCACCCGTAAAAGTCCGTAAACCCTGATCAAGCCGAGCCTTTATCAAGTCCTTAGTAAAAGTAGGGTTAAAATCGTGCGACCAACCATGTGCATCAGCAAACTCGCTAGTACCGACCATACGAAACATACAGCAATTAAATATTATTTCGCCATGTGGACGGTTACTATTTGGTTTAGTAAAATTCTGTCGCATCCATACAGTGACCCTATCATTCTCACGGAAAGGATTGGTAAACTTATAATCGCGTAATATAGGGTCATCAGTCCAAGGGGCTGGTTGCCCCTTGGCTCGTTTTTGGTAAATAGCGTGACGCTCGTTTATCCAGTAGCAGAACCTTTCTATGTTCTCCATAATTATTCTCCTAGCTTAATAGCACCTTTTTCAATAGCAAGGCGAATATCAACACTATTGCCTCCTGGACTTAATGCTTTCATAGCGGCAAGGGCTTCACCCACTGTATCTGATTTTACAAGGGCTTCAAAATTGTGCCACCGATTGCTACCCTCACGGTAAGGATTTTGGTACACACCTGAAGCACCAGCGATCACAAGTATCTTTGCATTTGTATTATACTTGGATTTAGCTACACGCTTTGGTTTATCCTTGGGTAGGGCATCTATAGCTTGCTCAGCAAGAGGAGGAGTGCCATCGGCTTCGAGGTTTACTACTTCAGCAGTCATTTGTTTCTCCTTTGAAACAGGTTTATATTTCTTAGCTCGCTCATGTACAAACTCAGCAAAGTTTTTATGAAAGCTAGGATAGTTAGGCAGGGAACATTCACCCTGAGTGGCAGCAACCACACTCCGTAACTCTTCTTCACTGTACGTATCCTGTAATTGTTGTACTTCTGAGAATACAATACTGTGTTCATTCAGCTCTTTACATCCTTTTAGTTCGCGTAAAGATTTGAAAACAAAGTAAGAATACGCATCGTTACGGTTACTGGTAATGTCATTTTCTAACACCGCATATGTTTTGATAGCTGCCATAACTGCCTCCTTTCTATGGGGCTAATATATAAACTCTAACTACATATAGGGAATCAAGCAAGCCCTAATTACTCCAATGCCCCACTAAAAGTTATCTTCTAGCAGGGCATCGGGCGAGCGGTGAGCTTCTGCTCACCACCACATTTTAAGCAGCATACTCAAGTGCTTTGGTCATAGCCTTACGCTTAGTGCTCGCAGCTGAACCAAACCATGCAGAGTTAAGTGCATGGTCACGAGTCTTAGCTCGCTTTTGGTGATCCATAACATAAGTAACACCATTCAGTGCTCCCCACCAAGTACCCTTGGCAGACTTTAGGTCATGTCCTGGAGATGTTTCAATAGCCTCCAGTATAGACTGGGAGGTTTTAGTAAACTCCTCATGCAGAGGTGGTAAGTCAGCTTCCTTAGACTTAGCACGTTCAATAAGTAGTTTAGGTTGAAACAACTCGGCAATGTAGTTATCGATCTGCTCTTTGGTAGCTCGCTTACTAGCAAGGAACTCTGACTGTTCTTGGAACTTAGTCATTTGCTCACCACTAATACCGAGGGCAGTTTCAGCAGCTTGCATAATTTCCTCGTCAAACATTTGCAAATGCAATACACGAAACTTACCAGTCATACCCTCTTGGTTAAGAGCTAGGGTAATCGTATTGTTACATACAACACGGATAGGTGTGAACATTACAGTCATAGCTGTGCCGACCTTATGGCTATTTGCCATAAGTAAGTAACCTTCAATATCATCACCGCCAGCCAGCTTGAAGCCTTTCTTGATTTTAGCCAAGCCCCAAACACGCTCACCATCACTTAGGCTACCAGCCGTATCCATCTCCATATGCCCTGCTTCAGTAAACTTTTTAAAAAAGGACATTGTTTCGTGGTTTTGGAAAGGTACAAACCCTTCACCACAGTGGGATAGTACACGGTTATCTGTATCACGAACAACTACATAATGTTCGTTAGCGCGAAGCATAGCTGCTTCACCGCGTGGGTCATTAAGATCCCATGTATTTGGTTTATCCGCATAATAGATAGGACGTTTACTTACTGTCCAGTCAAGCCCTGCGGCTTTGAGCATCTCTTCAGGTGTAAGGTTATGCTCAACTTTTTCACCAAGCCCATGCCAAGGAACCTGTCCTGCATAAGCCATTGTTTCTACCATATGTGCCATAATGTATCTCCTTTCTATAAGATGTTAAGCACTGGTGTCAATCGTAGGCAACACATCAAAATCGGACAAAGCAATGTCCAACCAACAAGTATTACCCTCGGAACTGGTTGCGATGTGGCAACGCATCTCCACATCATTGTGTAGCAGTGTTTCAATAATCGGAAACTTTAGGCCATCTGACAAACGCTTTACAAACTTAGGCTCAACTGTACGGTTAGCCTTACGTTGAATAGCACGGTCATTTAGCCGTGTGAACTGCTCTTTGGTTAAGTATTTTACTTCTGACATGTAATAAGCCCCTTCTATGGCTGTTTAAGTTATGCCCCTATTAAATAAGTGTACGCTTTGGAGCGCAACCACAAACCACTCCACATGACAATTATGCTGGGATTTGATAGCCACGGCTGTACATTGGATGTACCAGATGTAGATGTTGTAAAGCGCGAGTAAGCCCCACATAAAAAACGCGAGCCTCATCCAAATGTTCGTTCTCAAACTTTCGCCACATAGAATAGGAACGACGCATAGTATCAGTGAGAAGCATAACGTGATCAGCTTGCGCTCCTTTTGCAGAATGAATCGTAGAGATTCGGATACGAGGCTCCTCCGTTAATGACTCACCTTTACGGAGGCAAGCCATAATATACCTTTTATCATTTTCTGATATTTTACCCAATCCCTCATCCCAAGGTAAGGTATGCAATAAACCATGGAAATCTAACAGGTCTTGCATAGTATAACGCTGGTCAGATTGTCCTTTACTAAAAGTCTTATGCCCATACTCAACTTGGCTACCTAATAACATCTGGCTGTATATTATACGCACCTGTTCAGCATTGAGCGAAGAACCATTCCTCATGTTTTCCCATAGACGCACAGCCTCTAAAACTTTACCATCAATAGATTTACTGCCATTATAGACATATAGGTGACCTCTACGACGCACTTCCTCTTCTATTTGTTTTGCGCCTCTGGTTGTACGGCTTAGTAAAAGCCACTCACCACTGCTCATATCTACTTCTTCGGAGTGCCTATGCCAGTTAATACAACCATCCTCATCCCGTGGGTTGAACTCTTTGGGTCTACGATCAACTACTCGTTGAATAACTTTTTGACTAAGTGTATGGTGGCTGGCGGGAATCCTGTAACTTTGATCCAGCACAGTGACAGAACCTTGCAGCCCTATGAAATAGTCTACATCTGCACCCGCATAACGGAATATGGCTTGGTCATCATCGCCAGCTACAAACATCTCTTTGGAGTTAGCCTGTAATAAATGAACCATACTCCACTGTAATGGTGATAGATCTTGTGCTTCATCGATAAATACAACCTCTAGTTTTGGTGCTAACTCTCTATAACAAAATTGTTCAAGCATATCAGTATAATCAAAAAGCTGGTATCTATCTTTCCACGCTCGTAACCCTCTATCTACATAATCCACCCTTGCCCAATCTGTTTTAAGTGGCACAGTAGATTCATTGTAGGCTTTGCGTAAAGGCTGTTGCAAAATCCTAGATATATTAATAATCTCTAAAAACTTATCACCATAACCAAAATCTTTGTACGGACCTTGGTCAGTAAGCCCTGAGTTAAAAAACCCACCTATCTTTAACCACTCACCAATCTCAGGAAACTTATCAGCAGTCATAATCTGGTTATGGTTGATACCCATCTGCATAAATGCCAAGCTATGAAGAGTACGGAAAAAGGGTAAATCGCGCCTATGCAATTTAAACTTTTCACAAGCACGATCAATAGCCTCACTTGCTGCACGACGAGTAAAACCAAAGTAACCTATGCGATCTGGTGGAACACCTTTTTGTAAATACTCTTCGACCTTATTCAGTAAGTAGGTTGTTTTCCCTGTTCCTGGAGGTCCGAGTATTATATTCATCAGAGTATTTCTTCTTGCTCTGGTAAATCAGGTAATGCTAATGGCTCTTGGCTATCTGCAAAGTAATCCTGTGGTAATGACCACACATGGACACCTTTGTTTTTCACACGCCAAAACATTTTTTCTGCTTCCAACCCTTGCAATCTTAGAGTTATTTTATTTGAAGAGTAATGGTTAAAGTCGTTTACTGTTAAATGCTTTTTAATATCTTTAACTTGGAAAAATACTTTCCCATCAAGCCAAACAGCAACACCTTGTAACACATCTTCACGCTCTGTACCTTTAGCTCTATCAGTGCAGAACTGTGAAAGTAAATCTTCAAACTCCCCTTTTATTGTAGCGTCAGGTGGTACTTCCACAATAGTTAAGTTATCTAATAATAACTGTATTCGTGTCTGCCACGCTCTTTGGCTAACAGCAATCGGCAATTTATTTATTTGTGATACACAATCTTTTTGGAATCTTGTCTGGCTAATCAAACCATCAGTACTAAGTTCAACACGCTGACCATCAACGTCTAATATCCATATAGGTGGATCACCATCAATCTTTGTTAGGCTTGACATCTGGTTTTGTACACCAGCCGGACCAACACCAAATTTACGAGTAACGCATATATCCTTATTACAAAAGGGTTTGATAGGTTGGTCATCGCATTTGTAATAGTAATCTTTACGTTGTAACTGTTTGATTACTGCACCTACCTCAGTATGACTGAGTGGTGGCTGTAAGTAATCCACATTGTATCTTTGCACTAATGCTTCCCAATTATCAGAGTCAAACATCCTTGCATACACACCAAGGTTAAAGAGAGCATTGTTGCGTGAGCCTTCGCCAAACCCCTGTTGGCAAAGTTCATTCAGGCAAGGTGGACCATCCTTTAACTTAGGTTCTGGTTCTGATATACGATACTTTTCAAAGTCCTCGGGTGTGATTAAATACTTAGAGGCTTTAGCTACAAAATCTTTGGGCGACATAAGTTCACCCTTAAAATCATAAACAGAGCGTGTGCTTAAATCACCTTTGAAATATGGCATATTCAAACCATTACCAGTATCCCCACGGTCTACTAGAATGGTTGTTTGTTTAGGGAATATTTCACCCTCAGCGTGTCCTAATGATGCAGCTAACTCGGTAAGTTTAGATTGCACAAACTCAGCTTGCAGCGCATCTTTAAAGAAAAAATAAATATGAGCACCACCGCTTTTACTGCGACCTACCCACCCTATGATTTTGGCTTCTTTTAATTTATTTACTAATGATTTATGGTCAACACTGTAATTATCAATATCAATAGCACCCCATTTACACAGACTGTCATCCCGTATGGGTATGATGCCAAGACCTTGTTTACCATCAAGATGCTGTTGCCAGAGTTCTTCTGTGGGTGGTTCTTTTATAATTTTGTATACGCCTAGACGTTTACCATCACCGCGCTGTTCATCAGGGTTAAACACCCCATGAGCGCGTTTATTACCATCAAAAAGTTTTAAAAACTGTTCAGCTAATGTCATTGCTTTCTCCAATGAAAGGGTGGGAGAGTAGTGTTAGTTGATACCTAGACACTACCCTCCCGAGCAACCTAGAGGCGATCAACCCCCTTGGTTGTACTTAAAAAGGCACATCATCATCGGGTGCTGTACCTTTATCCTCAGGTGCAGGAGGGGCTGTTTCTTTAACCTCTACTTCACCAGCTTTTACTGATTTAGCAAAAGCTACAGCCATCTCAAACACATTAGCTTCTTCTGCATTACCAAGGCTTATCGGACCGATCTTACTAATTTCCCAACCGAACCAATTACCTTTATCATTGCTTTCAGCAACAGTAGATAGCTGGTATTTATGGGACATCATAGGCAAAGTATACGGACCGTTTTTACCCTGTGCCGTAAGAGCTTGCATTTGTGTAACCCATTTACGAGCCTTCTTAAGCTGTGTGCTAGACATAGTAATCAGGCAACGCTGTGGACCATCATCGTCAAGCAGGATTACAAAGAACTGTGCGGTATTAGTGAGTATATTACCATTTGGCAGAATATCTTCACCACGCTCATTCTTTGTTGTTGTATTCGTAATAGGGTCATCTGGATGGTATGAACCAAAATAACCACCACCTTTTTCCCTTGGAGCCCACTCTACAAACCTACGATTGTAATAGCATGGGACTACCGTCACACCCTTCTCACCATCGTATACTTTATTAGCTACCGTATTGAACATCATACCAGCTTCAGCACCCTCAACATAAGCACCATCACGCTTATTCACTTGTGGACTAAGTTGTGCTAGTATCCGTAAAAACGGTACAGCCATATCTTGGGAAGTGGTTTCTTCAAAACCCAACCCACCTAGATCTTCAAACTGTGCTACTGCTACAGCAGAAGACTCTTTCTTTGCTACTTCTGTTGCCATATCTACCTCCGTATTTTGGCTCGCTGCCCCACAAATATTCCTAACAGGTCATACGGCAAATTCTCACCTTTTTCTACCTGTTCCTTCACAAACGACTTGAGAGTCATGGGTTCAACCCAAGTCTTAGTTTGTGTTTGCAAACCGCGCTGTTCAAGCTCGGCAAGCAAATCTTTAGCAGAGTTATCCTCACCACGACCAAAAGCCGCTGTAACGTGGTTCTTAATTAGCGAACCATGCCCTGCTTCGGTAAGCCATCGAAAGGCTTCATCCTGACGGTCTTTAGCAATGCTTGCACTATAATAAGGTGCAACAGTAATCTCACTGCCATCCTCCATCTTGAGTTCAGTAACACCATACTCTTGCAAAGCTGCTGGCAATAAATCTTCTGCCACTTTACGATGCTCACGTTTAGCGTCCTTTAACTCTAACTCTAGATCAGCAATGCGTTTTTCCAACGCAATTTGTTGTTTGCATAGGTTACTCACAGTGCTGATACCTGATTGATTTATGCTGGTTAGGTCTCCAGCTACACTTTCAAAGTCCATTATACAGACTCCTTCCTATGATACAGATCCACTTCCAAAGGGTAGTAGCGTTCCTCTAGCCTGTCCCACTTTAATGCTTTGAACCTACCGTTATTCAAACGAGCTGCTTCTGCACAGGCAATGCCTATACATAAAGGGTCACCTGACATTAATAGGTAATCATTATCATTAAAGTTACGAAGACCACGAGCAATCCTACGCACCGTTGGCTGAGTGCTGAATGAAACCTGTTCCTTGGCCGGAACAAGTATCTGCAAGTCACCAAAGGCAACTGCATCTGTGATATCTCTACCACGCACTTCTTGTGTAATGTAGACTGTCACGGCTTTCTACTCCGCTGCTTTCTATGCTTGGCATTATTACCAAACACCTACACCCTACACTTTTATATATAGGGGTAAAACAAAAAAGTTATCTTACTGATCAATCCGATATTTTAATATCTGATATCTGATATCTGGGTTTTGTTCGTTTACAAATACTTACTTTGAGCCCCTACGCGAGATATACTAAGAACATAAAAAGCTATGCAAGATTTTGTTTCCTGTGCTATTATAAAAAGTACCCAATAGAAAGCGGTGTCATGCGTTACAAATTTAAGCACCAGCCATATGAGCATCAGCTCGAGGCTTTGAAAAAATCTTGGAATAAGAAAGAATTTGCTTACTTCATGGATATGGGGACAGGCAAATCAAAAGTTCTTATTGATAATATGTGTGTACTCTACGACCGTGGAGAGATTACTGGTGCATTGATAGTAGCCCCTAAAGGTGTATACCGAAACTGGGAGCAAGGTGAACTGCCCACGCATATTCCAGAACATGTCATGTATGATACTGTACTGTGGAACCCTAATCAAACTAAAACACAAATAGAAAAACAAAAGAGGTTATACCAAGTAGATGATAACCTTAAGATATTTGTTATGAATGTAGAAGCCTTCAGCACTAAAAAAGGGTGTACTGAAGCAGAGCGTTTTTTAAATTCACATCAGTCACTTATGGCTATAGATGAAAGTACCACTATAAAAAACAAAGATGCCAAACGCACAAAGAGTATAGTGAAAATAGGTAAATCAGCGCACTACAAACGCATACTGACAGGGTCTCCAGTAACTAAAAGCCCCATGGATTTGTACACACAAGCTGAGTTCCTTGATGAATGGTTATTGGGTCATAGTAGTTTTTTCAGTTTCCAATATGAGTATGCCATCGTACAAAGGCGTAGTATGGGAGCGCACAGTTTTAATCAGGTAGTTGGCTATCGTAATTTAGATAAGCTGAATGGTATACTTGAGAATTTTAGTTACAGAGTAAAAAAGGAGGACTGTTTGGATTTACCAGATAAAGTGTACATCAAACGCAGTGTTGAACTGACTGATGAACAAAAATCAGTATACAATAGTTTGAAAACTTTTGCTCTTGCCCTATTAGAGGAAGGCTCAGTAACCACTGATACAATACTCACACAATTACTTAGGTTACAACAAGTATGCTCAGGCCATGTAAAAATGGATGATGGTGTTATGAAAACTTTTAACTCTGCGAAACTACCAGAGCTTATGTCTGTATTAGAAGAAGTAGATGGTAAAGTTATTATATGGGCGAACTTTACGCATGATATAAAAACAATAGAACAAGAAATATCTAAAGTATATGGTGCTGAAACAGTTGCTACATACTACGGTGAAACAGAGAGTGATGATCGGCAATCTATTGTAAATCGCTTTCAGGATCCTGATAACCCTCTCAAATATTTTATTGGGCAACCACGGACAGGTGGTTATGGATTAACGCTTACAGAAGCTAAAACAGTAGTTTACTACAGTAATAATTTTGACCTTGAGATAAGGTTACAAAGTGAGGATAGAGCTCACCGTATCGGTCAAACAAGTAAAGTTACTTATATAGATATTGTTGCTGATAAAACTGTAGATGAGCGTATACTTAAAGCCCTGCGTAACAAAATTAATATAGCCAGCCAAGTGCTTGCAGAAGATTTTAGGGAATGGATTGTTTAAGAAGATTTCATAATCATGTAAATCATTCCTATAAAAAAGAGGATAGCAACAAGTAGCGCACCACTAATTGTGAGAACTTGTTTCATATTTTCAGCACGTTCTCTTTCTTCTTGAATTCTTTTACGACGAGCTTCAGCCTCTGCCTCTTTAGCTTCGCGTATACGTTTAGCTCTTTCATCCACAATACTTCTCCATGTGCCGTGACCGAACCGCAAATCAACCATACTGGCTATTTCTTGCATTTGTTCTTTAGCTAATTTAGCATCAATGACTTCTTGAGCAACATGCTTAATGCCAAACTGTTCACCAACACCAACTCCAGACTGTTGGTTACGACGTTGTTGGACTTGTTTCTCTCCTTCAAAGAGCTTGTCTATAAAACCCGCAATCTCTCCAACATCATTAGCAGTGCCAATCGCGCCTTTGATGCCATCAACAGCACTTTTGAATAAGGCGATCCCTGCGAGAGCAGTGGATATAGGTTCCATGTCATACTTCTCTCATCCTTTGAACTAACCGTTCAGCGCGATTAGTTACTTGACGATACCATTTTGAGTCAACCATTTCATCAGCTGCTTGTTGCCAATCACGTGCGTCAACACCAGCCTTCATTCCTTTAAATTTACTCAAACGTGGATAGCCCATATTGAACATCATATTTGCTATTATTAATTGCACTTCTTCTGGTAAGGAATCAAAGTCGGGGTACAATCGTTCACAGTCTGAAATGACTGTTTCAACATCTTTATTAAAGCACTCTGCGACTCTATCTGCTGTGATAAATGTTCCGACTGGACGGTTATATTCTTCGTCAGATTCAGTGACCAAGTGACCAATCCCAAAAGTAGGCAGACCCAAATGATCCAAGTATATTTCATACTTACACCCCTCATCTGCTTCAATTTGTTTTCTAAGTATTTCTAGATCCATTAAACTATTCCCATAATACCTTGGTTACGACGATTTGCTATTGCACCACCTAACTCATCTTGTGGGAATAGACTAGAAAAATTTGTAATACCTGTGCCACGACCAGCCATTTTCATAGGTTTTGCGGGTGGTGGAGCACTCGCTATTGGTGGAGGTGGTGGAGCAGCTACCGTTGGTGCGCTCACTACTTGTGTAGGTGCAGCAGGAGTAGTAACAGCGGAAAACTGATCACCCATCTCAGGTGGTTGCCCTGTGCGCTCTACTTCCTCTTTTGGTGTTTCTACATCTTTACTAAAACTATCACCTAATTGACCAAGTATATTGGCAAATACATTACTTCTTCGTTTATTCCAAAATCTTCCTAATCCAGGTTTACCACCGTAGAGTTTTTTCAGTTGGGAAACAGAGGGAGGTGTAGCAAAAACACTTGCCATAATATTATTCTGCAAAATAGTTCTGAATGCTTCTATTTTAAGTTTAGCGGCTCCAGAAACAGCAGATGCAGCTTGTATTTGCCCACCAGCATCTATCTGAAAACCAGCTAAAAATGATGAATATATCTGATTATCTTGTAAGTCTTGAATGTAAGAAGATGCCTTTTTATCATAAGTAGGAACATCGCCTTTTATTGTAGCTGATTGAAATAAGGGTTTAAACTTACTATATTGACCTGAAAAATTCGTAAGATCTGTAAAAGCCTGTGCTAAAGGAGCAGGGCTCATAATATTCAAACCTTGTTTATCATAAGTTGAGTTGGCATCTAATATTTGTTTAAATATTGCTGCTCGCATATCGGTAGCTGTTTTACCGTTTAATCCACCATTTCTATTTACAAAGTTGATTATTTCAGCTTCTGTCATTTCGTTGATAGAAGTTAAAGCTCTTTCACCAACTGTCATCCTGCGGGACATTGCGGCATTGATTCCATCAGATTGTAACCATGATGATTGCCTAGCTATATTTTCTAGAGCTTTACGGTCACCAGCATCAGGGACCATTTTTGCAAATAGATCATTATCCGCTTCCATTACTTGACGAATACGCTGTTGTGTCAATGCTGGATTTTGATATAGCCAAGTGATAAAACCATCTTGTACATCTGCTACTAATTGACTAGCTGCAAGTTTACCATCAGGTCTATTGCCAGCCGCAGCTTTGGACATTTTGGTAAAGTAATCCCAATCACGTGAGGTAAACTGACCTGTCCAAAACTTTTCAGCTAACTCATTTGGCATTACTTCTGACTTACGAGAAAACATACTCGCTATATTAGAAGCATTGAGTGTATCGGACTTTAGCCTAGCCAGTGTTTTAGCTTCATCATAAAACTTTAAAAAGTCTGTGCCACCACCTGTAGGGTTTTCAAGTATATCATCTATAGCATCAATAATTTGTTTAGCTGATTTAGAATCAGCTTGATCATTCATTAATTTACTTGCTCTATCACGTAATGCTTTTAACTGACTAAGAGCATCAAAACTAACCTTTTTACCTTGGTCTTTGACTACAAGTTTTTCAACATTTGGATTAATCACATTCAATAAAGCATCGGTAATCTCTTTTAGCTCACCACTTAACTCACCTTGAGCACGAGTAGTGGGCTGTGTAGTTCTTTTACCTTTTGCATCAATAGGTCTACCAGCTTTATCGGTACGCTTTGCAACAGTTCTTATTTGTGTTCCTAATTGTATTGACCTAGCAATATCTTTTAATGGGCTAAGATCAAATACTACACCATCTGCACCAGCCGTATTAAATGCTTTTTTGTATGCTTGATCAATGAGTTCATTATGGGAAACTTGCAGTTTGCCAGCAGATGCTCGTATGCTTTGTTCAATAGATTCTAATGTCATCCCTTCAGGTAGTGTACCGCCAAATTTAGCAGCGACTATTTGGTAAACTTGTTCAGCTAAATCATCTTGTTGTAATTTAGTGTAAGTGCTTAACTCATTTGCGGTGAATGAATCAAAATTACTTGCTGCTTTTGCTTGTAATGATTCATACAATTTACGCTGTTGATTATTCATTAACCTTCCAGGAATACTGGAAGTTCCAGCTGTTTGTGTAAATGCTGCTTGAAGTAATTTGTTTTCTGTCGCTAATTGTGCTGCTCCAAACAATGGCAAACCAAGCCGTGTTGCCGCTTCCTGTGCAGCTAATGCTTGTTCTCCCGATGCTTTTTTTGCAAGGATGGAGCCACCTTCTTCACCAGTAAAGGCTTGCCTAAATTTACCTCCAGCGACAGGAAGAAACTTGGTTATTAGTCCATCAATCAAACCGATTGTTGCAGCATCTTTTACACTAAGTTTTTCAATCAATTCTTCTTGAGTCATAGAAGTTTCATCAAGAATAGCTTGATCAATTAAATTACCTACAGTAGCTCCCGCAGCCGTGCCAACTAGAGGACTTAAAAATGTTCCTGCGACACTACCCGCTGTCGTAAAATTTAAAACATTACCAGTAAAACTAGCTATCTCATTACTTATATCATTCAAACCAGTAGGGTCTACGGCAAATACATCACCACCTTTTGTAATGCTATACACTTCAGCAAACTTACCACCACCTGTAGGAATCCTTGAGTATGTACCTTCAGGGTGGTGTTTTTTAAAATATGCTTGGCGGTCAGCAAAAGTACCTGTTGTTCGCCTACGAGCTAATCCATCAGATACATTAAAACTCATTGGTCCGACAGTTTTACTACCCTGCCAATTATCACCAACTGTTTCACCAACAACTTGATCAATACGCATAATTTCTGTTTCTAGAAACTCATTGTATTGTTCCATAGTTCTTGCATCACGAGCAGCCGCAATATCTATATCAATAGGTTGGAACTCATTAGGATCAGGCTCACCTAATCCTATAATGCGTAAATCATTTTGTATTTGTGCTTCAAGAGCTGCTGCATCAAGATCTTCATCTGCACCAGTAGCGATAAAATCTGCACCAGTAAAAGGTGTAAACCTAGCTCCTCCAGGAGTGTACTCAATAACCGGAGTTGTATTTACTGGTCCAGCAGTAACACCAAAATTACTAATTGCTTGAGTGGCTGCAGGAGTTGTACCGCTAGTTGCTGTGACGCCAAAGTTTTTCATTAATTTATTCCAGACAAATTAATCATTCTGTCGTAAAAAGTACCAGCATCAAGGTTTGCTAATCCAGGATTAGTAGCTTGTAAACTTGGGAAGTTGGCAATAAAAGTATTCCTATCCGGAGCAGCTTTAACAGCCTTGTATCCTGCTACTTGGTTAGCTGGCACAAATCCACGTTCGCCACTAGCATCTCTAACTTCTAATGCACCATCAGGTATATTAGTTGCGTCTGTAACCGCACCACTTATTTCAGCACGGAGTTCATCTGTAATGACAGGGTTAGCTGCCCGAATATCCCTTAAACCTTCATTAAATTTAGCATGGAGTTCTCTTGCACCCAGATTTTTATTAGCATCATCTAAATTAAACTCTGTAGCATATTTTGCTTCGGCTTGAGCGCGATTATTAGCTGTAGCAAATACTTTATTAAGAACATTAAGACCTTTTTGCGAAACTAAAAGACTTGGACCAGCAGCTTTAATCAAATCAACTTCTGACTGATTCAAGTTTCCAGGAAAACTTTCTGCCATCATAACAGCAAATTGTGCGCCAACAGAGCGTAACAGTTCACCAGAAGGTACATCATTACCTGAAGCACCAAAGAAGTTATTATATTTTTCTTCACCGAGCATAGATTTCATCATATCTCGGCCGCCCACTGCATCTACCATTTTAGTGATATTCAATCGTGTTTCTGCAAATGCCCCTGTTGTAAAGTTTTGTGAAGCTATTTGTGCCATATCTGCCATGTTTGAAAGTTTAGCAGCATTATCTGCGCCTTTATTTATATCGGTAATCTGTTTACCAAGTAAACCAGCAAACTCTTTATCCAGTGCTTCATTAGGATTAAATTGTGATGTAACAGTAGTTTTACCCTTAATAAAAGCATCGATAGATTTACTTACAAACAAATCTCTAGCAGCTTCTTTTTCAGCGTTTGTACCCTCTGTTTTATCAAAAATCATTTGAGCTTGAGTATTCATAAGGCTAGTAAACTCAGGATCTTTAGTTGTGAGTTTATCAGATAAAAACATCATTTCTTTTTTAGCTTTTGCTACTTCTACATCAGTAGAAGCGTCATTATTAACAACAGCAGAAGCGGCATTAAATCTATCCATGAGTGCTATAAACTCGGGTGGTTGTACCCCTGTACCCTCAGCACCTTCAATTTTAGTAGCTTTTTTAGTTTTAGGATCAAAAGCAAAATACCCTGTAGTAGCATTACCAAATATTTGATTTGCTTTACCTGATCCTGCTTTTGCAGTCTGCACAGCATTTTTATCATCTAAGTAGAAATATCCAAACTCAGAATCACCGAATATTTTAGGGGGGTCGCCCTGTCCAGTTACAACTGAAACATACTTATTATTATCATCTAAGTAACCGTACCCTGAAGTTTTATTACCGAATATATCTTTCTTACGACCCAATCCTTCTTTTAATGTAATAGGTTTGTCAGGGTTAGCTGGATCAACAGCATAATAACCAATAGTTGCATCACCAAAAGTTTTAAGATCAGGGATCTTAAGTAAATCAGGTGCTACTTTTAAAAGTAAATCAGACTCAGCTTTTGTAGAAGCAGCTTTACTTGCTGCTGTAGCTTCTGCTGCTTTTAATTTTACTGCTTGATCTGTTTTGCTTTTAGCTTGAGCCATTTGCAAAATAGGATCACTGACTGCTTTAATTGTTTCAGGTGCGAGTATAGAACTGACTAATTCACCCTTCGGTGCATTAGCAATAGCGGCTGCTAATTGTAAACCCGATATATAGGGGTTTAATTCATAACCTGTTTTATCACTACCTAATACATCTTGATAGTATTTTAGGTTTTGTGCGTATGTTGTGGGCTCAGGAATAAGACTTTGTAGACTTTGCAAAGTAGCTAAATTCATACCCGATGGAAATTTTGTTTCACCTGACGGTGGTGAGCCAGCAGCTCGCATCACAGGTTGTTCACCCATAGCCATACGAGCCATAGCTTCACCCTGTCCAGGAGCTTGTGTAAGGGCTGACATAATACCCTCATTCATACTTACATCATCAGTTTCCCCAGAGCCTTGTTCAGTGGCTTCTAGTAAAGTAAGTGAGGGCTGTATAAGAGTAAGCGCAGATTCAGGTGTATCTTTTGCATCCTCTTTACCTATATAACTAGCTAACTCATTACGACGTTGTTCAATACTTTGATTATCACCACGGATAGCATTCATAATACCTACAAAATCATCGGCATTATCTATACCATCATTTATCTCTTTTAACTGACCAGCAACATCACCCAATACACTTTCCATTTGAGCTTCTTGCTCAGGTGTAGTTTCAAGTCCAGATGTTATACCTGTTCCTGCAGCTTGTGGGGGTTGCCCACGAAACATTGCTCTCTGTAGCACTGGATCCATTAGCTAAATGCCTTCTGTGCTGCACCGTACAAGCTAAGACCGCCAATACCAGCACCTAGTAATTGATTGAGAACACTCGGCTGTGCTGATGCTCCTTGGGATATTGTCATTTGTGAAGTAGGCGCACCACGCAATATATCACTGTAGAAACCAAGACGTTGATACGGCTCAAATACTGTTTGCATTTGTGTCTGACGAGTGGCTTCATCTTGTGCTTGCTTCAATGCACGTTCTTGTTCACCAAGTGCAAATAGATTTGCTGAATCAGCTATACCTAATTTAGAAGTTAACTCACCTAACCCTGCTTGTTGCAATCCAAGTTGCCCAATACCCTGCCCTAATTGACCTGCCGCTTGCCCGACTTGTATAGCTCTAGCCATTTCATTTTGTGCAGCTTGTTGAGCTTGCAAAAAATTATCAGCTTGTGCTTTTGCTAATGCAGCAGCTTCATTACGTCCTATTTCAGCTTGTTGAACGGCTGCACGGCTCCCACCGAAAGCTCCAGCTTGTGCTGCTTGCTGACCAGCTTGTGAACGCTGCATATCAAAAGCACGAGTAATTTCATTTTGCACCGCTTGTTGATAAGGGTTCATATAAGTCTGTATCTGGGCTTGTGTTGGCGCACCCATACCACCAGCTAGGGCAGCTTGACCAACACCAAACTGACCAAGAGCTGCTTGTTGTGTAGCTTGCCCAGATTGTATAAAAGGTTGATAAGCACCCAAACCTGTTTGAGCAGCACTTAACGCATCTTGTTGTGCTTGCGTCATACCCTGTGAGGTAATTGCTGGTAGACCACCTGTAGGAGGAGCAGAAGTCAGAGCTTTAGCTTGCTCCATAAGCCCTAATTTATAGGCTTCTATTTCCGGTGATTCTTTTTGGATAATGGTTTCTGTAGCCATTAACCCATCCTCTCAAACTTACGCATCATATCATACATACGTTGCGCTCCAGCTTTACGATCACCACCCCCTGCTCCACGAACAGCTTTTGCATTCATGACAAATTCACCATCACTTAGCATAGCTGGTATAGAATCACTGGTTGATGTTCCAGGACCATTGATTGCACCACCTCTAGCTGCTGTTACTGCTTGCTGAGTAAGAAATGTGGGGTCTTGGTAGTAAGGGTTATTACCATAAAAATCATCGCCAAAGAAACGATCTGGATATTGTTGTTTATATTCATCAAGGGTAAGACCTGTATAATCATCTACACCATCATCATCTTCATCTTTATAGCCAGCTAATGCAGCCGCTCCTGCTACACCAGCTCCAGCATATAATAGGGGAGCTGATTGTTTTAAAAATCCAGGAGCTCCTGCCGTAGCTGCCTCTGCTATTTGTTGACTAGCTTTATCTGTAATTGCTTTTTTAGCTGCTTCATCAAGTGCTGTATCACCTAATGTACTAAGGGCTTTTGCGGCTTCACCTTTTGCTATTTGTGTTTGTAAAGCTGGATCTATACTTGCACGACTTGGGCTGAATATTGATTCTAATGTACCTTCACCACTTACTGCTCCAGTAGTAGGATCAACAGTAGCAGGGGCAGGATCATAAACATATTTTTCAAACAGGCTTTTGTCTGTGCCACTACCACCACCAGTTTGTTTTAAACTTAAATTTTGACCTTCAGGCATTACTATATCACCACCCAAAGCGTCTTTTCCAACCACTTTACCCGCAGCATCTGTACCTGTAGTACCAGCTTTTGCTGTGGCTGTAGGATCTACTGCTTTATCACCACCAAATAATTTAGCAAAAGATGCTCTTTGTTGAGCGGCTGCTTGTAATGGACTTCCAGCAGCAAATTGTATATTTTTCAAGAAGCTACCTTGATTACCAGTAAAGCCAGCACCTAGCGCACCAATACCGCCTGATATGAGAGCTGATTTAGCAGCATCTTTTAAACTACCACCTTGTAATAGTGTAGTGATACCAGAGCCTAGACCTGCACCATAGATAGGACCAAGAGCAAAGGATAAAGCAATAGGCAAAACAACAGGAGCGATTTTTTTAACAACTTTTTTAACGCCTCTAGCAATCTTCTTAAATATCTTTTTAAAGAAAAACTCAGGTTGACCAGTAACAGGATTAATACTATTTAATTCATTACCTACAATATAACGCTCAGGCTCAATACCCATTTCTTCCATTTGGGCAAATAGCATATTTTTTAATTTAGGGTTTTCATCTAGCACTTCCATAGGAACCATTGTCTCACCTTCTGCAGCGTGGACAATATAAGTATCACCATTACGACCAAACTCCGCTAACATCTCTGCTGCGGACTTCATTGTTTGCAAACCACCTTCTGGAATGAGTGGTTGTTCGTGTACCTCGTATGGGAGTGTAGCTATACCTTGCATCTTACTTTCCTTATAAAATGAGATGCAGGGTAGCAATGCCTGATATTTGCTAATTGCATCATAACCATATTTTCTTCCCTATGCAACCGTGATAGTAACTGTTCCCACAGAACCTGTGCCTACAACACTACCTGAATAAATTTCACTATTTGTTATAATTTTAATAAAACCACCATCAGCTATATAAAAATCTCCTGCTTCTAAAACATTTGCTGAGCCAGAGCTGGGAATCCCCTGAAAATTTATACTAGCTGTACGCACTTCATCGATTAATTGTTCTAAAGTTCGTGCAAGTTGATTTACATAAACCTGATCGTATTGATTAGGTGCGATTGGTAAAATAGGCCGTATGACTTTTTTAGTCATCTTCTACCATCCGCACGAGCATCTAATCTGGGTGCGCCTAACCTCCATTTTACTCCGACTGCATCTTTTTCTACTCGTATAGCCATCTGTCTACCACGAGCGCGTAAATCTATTTTATTTGTAAATTGCTCTACAGGAGAAGTAGCTGTTCTAACAGCACTACCAGAAGGTGATTCTGTAAAATTATTACCAGAAAAATCTCTACTCTTTACTGTAAATTTAGCAACAGGACTACCTGTAGAAGAACCATCAAAAGTAATATCAGGTAATATTCTGTTTACCAACATAAATTGTTGACCATCACCTATATCAAAATCAGAAGATTCTACAAACGCATTAATTGCAACGGCACTACCTGTGCTAAAATCATCTTCACCATCTTCATGGTCATACAAATAAAAATCAGCACCAGTAGCTTGTGGGAAACTACGCAAACCAGAAGCTCTATCATTCCATGCTGTTCTAACAAGTGTGCCATAGTACCAGACTTGTTGACCGTAATTATAGACTACATAACGGTCAATTTCAGTGGCACTTGATGAACAATAAAACCACCATATTTCTGTTTGGCTACCTATAGAGCCAGCATGAAATTTAAATGATTGTTGGTTATTCATATCATTAAAAACATAATCACGCACAGTGCATGGTATCGCTTGTATTCTGCCATCATATAAATAAAAATTTTCTTGACCCATCCAAAACACTACATCATTAACAGCTATAGCTGTGTTTGGACCAGCAATGCGTATATTGTCACCAAGTAAAGATACACCAAAAGTAAATGGCGCACCGATAAATTGCATCGAGTATAAAGATTGATCAGTAAAAACAAGTATTTGTCTACTGGTTTGTACGGCAGTTATAATTTCACTGCCTTTTGATAAACGTAAATCACCAGCCGTATTAGTAGCGGTAGGTGTAAAATCAGTTACAGATTCTTGGCTACCAAAACGAATAAGTAATGGGTCAAGTACCGCGCTACCTATTGGGTTGCACCCAAATATAATAACATGTCTATCTACATCAGAAACGAGAACTTTACGAGCTACTGTAGGTACATCACTCGCACCTGTCAAACTTGTAAGAGCTACTGCTCTTGTACTTGTTCCATTGGTAGCATCCCAATAAAATATACTGCCATCTGATATATTAAAGATAAGATCTTCACCAAAATTATCTACAGAAAATAAACGTAAGGTCTGCCCAGATAATGATCCTGCGGCAGAACCCCATGTAAATCTACCCCATGTTCCTGCACCCCAACCAGATCCAAGAACTGTAGTATTCAAACCAACATTTATTTGGAAAGCTGCTGTGCCACTTGAGCCACCCCCTGCCGTACTGCCGGAAGAGGCTGAGCCACCTGTATCAATAGTAAAAGTAGTAGTGCTGGGAACAGATGTTATCTCATGTTCTTTATTAAGTTGACCTGTTGTTATACCATCTGTCGCGGTTAGGCTGGCAAGAGTTACAAAATCGCCAGTTATTGCGCCATGCGCTGCTTGTGTAGTGACTGTAACAACACCACTTCCTGCGCCACCTGTTGTGTTTACTGGATCAGCACCAAGACTGACAGTAGATCTTACTGGAGTAATATCATTAAAAGTTCCCGCATTTTCTAACAGAACTTTTTTCTCTGTACCTATAAATAACAAGTTTTGGGAAGCTAAAGTTACAAAATCAAATATTTTGCGAGGTGTTCCTGTCACCTGTGTATTAGAAACCCTAGTCCAACCACCTATACTTTCAGGATAACCAGCCCTAAAACGTATTTTATCACCATCAAACCAACCGCCTTCATTAGAGTAGTTTGTACCCTCTCTGTTGATTCCGGGTTTGAACTGTAATTTGCTTAGAGGCATTCATCAATCCGCATCTGCTATGGTTAGTTCGC